ATTGTCATACACCAAAATAGCATAACGTTTTTTGGTTATGTATATACCAGCAGTTGCACTCACTTCTCTAGCCGCCGCTATTATTTCACCTTGTTCTCTGTTGAGTACATTGTGTGCAGTTGCCATATAACCTGGAAACGTTTCATTAGCTTGGTCACATACAGTTTCATACAGTTCTGTAACTTTGTCTTTGTCCCATGCAAATTCACCACTTTCTATTTGCTGTTTAAATACAGGGTAAGCACTAAAGTATACACTATCAGTGTCACCATAAATTATAGCTTCGCCTACATGATCATATTTTCCTGTAAACAGTTCATTTACTTTGGCTCCCATGTGTCTTGCAATAGTTCTACCAGTTAGTGTTGTTGATTGTCCCATGCGAGGATCATTGAATCTACTGCCAGGATTAAGTAACGCACCATACAAACTGTTCAAGTTAATTTTTTTAACAAGCTGTCGTTTGTCCCAATATGCAGTTTTTTCTACATCACCTGCACTTTGGTGTTCACGCATATTTTTTTGTAGTACTTTACGTTCAGCATACCAACGTTCTAACAAGCCAGGAATAATACCTTTTTTGCTTTGATCAAGTATAGTACCATTACTAGTAAGCACCCAAGGTTGTCCACTTTCAAATATTATTTGATACAGTTCTGCACCTGTGCCTTGTAGCTCTTCGCCATTTTCAAAGTCAATGTACAACAATGTTTCATCATTCTTTTCCATAACTTTTTCATACTCAGGACAAGCAAACTTGCCTTCCCATGCACTTGCAACAATCCATTTGTGTTCTGCTAGCATTGGTACAGTTAGTGTGTGTCTAATTTGACCAACAATAGTTTCTGTACTCATATTCAAACTACGCAAAATACTTGGATATAGACTGTTCAAGTCCATACTGCCTATCCATTCATGAAAGCCTTTCTTTGGCGTTGCCACATATGCGCCTGCGGCTGTACACGTTTGTGGATAACCTTTTTGTGTTTTGTCATGTACTTTGTCTGGACAAATAAGTCCGCGACTATGTGCTTCATTGAGAATAGCTTGGTCTGTAACTGCAACTGCACCCATTGTTGTTTGCACAAGAACTGTGTTGTCATGTGCAATAACATTTGCTAAGTCAATAAACTGTAGTTTCTTATCCATGCGTACAAGTAAGTCAACGTCCTGTCTCGAATATCGAATAAACGTTTCAAAGTCGTTGTTGTACAGTTGATCCAATGTACCTTGATATTCTGTTTTACGTTCACCAAGTTCATATTCACCAATAGCATCTAAACTGTATGAATGCATTTCATGGTATGTGTACTTGCGATACAATTCCATATAATCTAAATGCAATCTACCCACAGTATCAAATGTTTCTTGTGCTTTGCCATAACGCTCAAACTCTCTCTTGTTTGGATACTTGCCCCACAAACAAAAACGTCTTGTATGTTCTTTGCCCATAGTTCTTGCAATACGATTAACCAAGTATGGAATATCAAAACCTTCACTGTTCCATCCACTCATTACATCTGCATCATCTATCAGTTGTAAGAATGTATCTAACATTTCATCTTCTGTGTCCAATAAGATAGTATCTTCAAATCTATCTACAATAGTTTGTGCATCTGCTTTAGTAAGTGTCTTAGGCTTGTTAACCAAACATATAGTTTTACCAAGCCAATCTAAATGTACACTAATTGCTGTAACTGGATTGAACGGATCACTAGGATCTGCAAATCCTTTCTCTGGATCAAAGTCTACCTCAATATCAAAAAATGCTTGTTGTAGTTTAGGAGTATCAGCACCTAAATAGTTATCAGCCAAACATCTAAATACTGGATTAACATCGCTTTCAAATAGTTTTTGATTGCTATACAGTTTCTTTTCTTTTTTGAATTGTTTACCACTTGTAGTTACTACACGATCCAACTTGTCGCCAAATATACTTTCATACTTGCCACGACTATCTTTATAGTAAAACAAATAACGTGCAGGATATTCTCTAAACTCACGCCTTCCATTTACACGTTCAACAACATGTATGATATCTTTATCTCTATCTATGAGTGCGTCAATATACATTAACTAACAAATGCCCTTTCTTGCACAAAAGTACCTTGTGTCTTTTTATTACCTTCACTAAATCCTAGTGAGTTAAAATGTTCTTTGAGATCGTTATTAAATCCAATACTTCCACATATCATTATACGTTGTTCTGCAGGATTGTCAATAGTTATTGTACCATCTGCCATAAACTTTTGTATACGCCCGTGTAGCTCAGCTGGCTCTTGTGTCACCGTACTGATATATTCAATTGGCATCTCATTCAAGAAGTCTCGGTAGCAATCTTGTTCTGCATGTAGTCTTGTAGTCCATGTTACTGTAATATTATCAAACAAATCATATGTTTCTGGCTCACGCAACAAACTAATAAAAGGTGCAATACCTGTACCACTAGCCATCATTACTAGATGCCCTCCTAGTTCTAAGTTAGCAAGTATAAGTGTGCCTGTTGGTTTTTCACCTACTTTAATACTATCGCCTACTTTGACATGTTGCAGTTTACTTGTTAATGGACCGTCTTGTACTTTGATACTGTAAAATTCTATGTAGTCGTCATATGGTCCACTAGTAATACTATATGCTCTACTAGGTGCATCTTCTAATCCAATCATAACAAACTCCCCCGCAGTAAATCTATAACTGCGAGGGCGTTCGGTACGAATTCTAAATAATTTATCTGTGTAATGTTCTACTTCTACAACTGGTAGATCCAGCATTAAACATCACGTCCAGTTGCTTGCAATACTTCTTCGACTGCACTAAAACTATCTTGTACTTGTGCAAATTCATTTTTGTATGCAATCCTAATTGCTTTGTTTAATACTGCTGGTTTCATATCCATTTCTTCGCTAATTGCTTTTACAGTATCTTTGAGACCTTCTCTTAGTGCTTCGACTTCTCCGGTAACTTGAATACCTTCTGTCATAAGTTGTTTTAATTTTGTAATTTCACTTGGGCCAAATGTTCGTACTGGCATGTTTGTCTCCTTTAGTTAATTCTTGATACAGTCATATTATCGCAAGAATAATTTCTTACGTTAAAGCTCATACTTATTCTAGTGTAATCGCCTTTGAATGGATATACTGTATGTTTTAGTCCAGAAGGAAAAAGTAAAAAGTCTCCTGTTTCTGGAACTATAGTGTGTGTTCCATTTGCTCCTAATACATCAGGTCCATACATAAATTCTATATGTCCAGGACATTGTGCTTTTGTATCTTCTGTATATACTTCTTTTGCCATTTCTTCTGGCACATCAATGTATATTACTGCACTCATTAATCCGTCGTGACTGTGTACAGGATTAAACTCATTTGCAGTTTGAAAGTTAATCCAAGGACCTGTACCTAAGTCAAAACCAAACTTGTCTTGGTCAAAGTTTAACCTTTCTATAGGTTCTAAATATAGCTCGTTTTGTCTATCAAATTCAGTTTCAACATATTCTAAAAGTCTAGGACGTAATATATCTAAAAATTGTTGTGTTTGTGTATGTGTTTTCATATAACAGCCTAGTTGATCTTTAATATTACCTACTAAAGTTTTACCAACATTTTGTCGATGTTTCTTTGTTTGTTCTGCTACTGTCTGTAATAACTCGATCTCTTCTTTGTCAAGTTTAAAATGACCTACAGTAGGTCCAAACGGTCTTAAAAACTGTGTCATTGTTTAGCCTTTATCTCTTTCCTTCGACAGACCAGTCGAAAATATTAAAACTCATACTTATTCTTGTAACATCTTTTGTATGAAATGGATATGCAATATGTTTCAATGCACTTGGAAAAAGTAAAAAGTCTCCTGTACGGGGAATAAATTTATGAGATCCTACACTACCTATGTCTCCAGACTGATAAATGAATTCTATTTGACCAGGACAGTTTATATTACTATCTTTGGTATATTCTTCTTGTGCAATTTCTTCTGGTATATCAATATATACAACGGCACTTATTTCACCAACATGTTGATGACATGGCTGATATTCACCAGCTTTTTGATAATTTATCCAAGGACCTTTTCCTAAATTAAAAGCCATACTTTCCCAATCAATTTCACTTTCGTCTTGAACAATACCATCGCCTTCAAACGTTAGTGCTTTTCTTCTATCATGCTCGTACTTTGCATATGATATTAAGCGTGTTCTTATCATACTTAAGAACTTTTTATGATCGGTTACATGTGCCTCCATATGATCTTTCATTATACCAACAAGGCTTTTACCTATACGTTTATTAGCTTTTAAAGTTTCATCTGCAACAGTTTGTATGTATGTAATTTCTTCTTCTGTCAATTTACCATGGAAGATTGTAGGTCCATACGGTCTTATAAAGTCATCCATATTGATTCCTTATGCTTATAGTAACTAATATATAATAGTTATTCGGGCTTGTCAATAGTTTATTCATCTAAGTTTAATGCTTGATGACCCCATTCTTCCATTATCCATTCTCCGAACGCTTGTCCGAAGATCCACATCAGA